ATGGGTCTGCAGGTCGATGGCCATCTCGATCGTGGCGAGCGCATCTCGGGCGGCGATGTTGTCGTCCTGGGAAAACCAGATCCACGGAGCAGTTGCCGCTCTGGCGCCGAAGGTCCGCTGCGGCTGGCCAACGCAGTGCAGGCCGGCGTCGCACTCGAGCCACGCGAAGCCCTCCTCCTGGACGTGGTCGCGGGCGTTCTGGAGCGGGTAGCTGTAACCGCCAAAGGTGTCGCCGACGACCAGGACCTCGACGCCCGCGCTCTCGGGCTGGGCGCGCAACGATTCGAGTGTGACAGCTAGGCTGTCGCGGCCAATCGTTGGGATGACCACACTGAGCCACGGTCTCACGTCAGCACCTCGAGCCTGACCGACGCACCCAGCGCTGCGACGCCGGCGATATCGACGCGGCCGTATGCGCCGCCGCCAGTCACGCGCGCCGACGACACCGTGCCGCCAAGCCTGGGGTCGGCGTCGATGGCGAGCTTGATCGAATTACTGCCCGAGGGCGAGAGATACGGGTTGATCCACGTCTGGGCGCGTCCGAAGCCGGGCTCGAGTCCGACGAGCACCCACACGTCGAAGTGCCACACGCTATCGCCGTCGAAGTCGTTGTCGAAGCTCCAGTCGACCAGACGCGGATAGGCGCACGGAAAATTCATCTTGTCGGGCTCGGTGGCGTGCGCGCGCAGGCCGCTGATGGTGGCCAGCCGATCCTTGATGGCACTCTGGATCTCGTCCACGGTCGGCTCGGTAGCGACGGTCACCGGATCGGCTCCCCGGCCAGATAGGCCACGATGGTCAGCCCAAGGCGCGCGAAGCCGGCTTCGATCCGGGCGCGATTGCTGAGGTAGGCCCGCTGCATGAACGGCTGGGGCTGGATGCCGCGCCGCTGGATGGCACGCGCCAGCACGAACGCTTCGCCGCGCAGCGTGCTCTGTGAGACACCGCGGCGCCGCTGGGCGATGGGATGCCAGTGCCGCATCACCCAGCCGATGAGCGCGTCCACTGGTGGCATTTTTGCGCCGGCGCGGCGGCCGAACTCGACGAAGCGGCCGTAGCGCACGCTCGGGCCGACCTCGCCGATCAGATTCGGATAGGTGCCCGTGATCTGGCTGGTAATGCTGCCCGAGAGTCGCCGCGTGTCCTGGGGCGCGCCGGTGCGCGCGTCGGCTTCGATCAGCAGCAAACTGGCTTGCAGCGTCTGGCGCATCTGCCGCTCGAATTCCTCGGGCGTGCGCTGCAAGCGGCTGAGAAAGGCGTCCCACTCGGGCCCGAGCTGGATGCTCATACCAGCACCCAGCTGGCCGCGGCCGCGCGGCCGGCACCGCTCGCGGTAACATACGGCGAGAGCAGATTGAGGACGTCCTCGTCGCGTTGCGCAATGGTGGCGAGCTCGCCCGTCTGCGGTGCCTCCCACATCGAAAAGGGCACGCTGAGTCGTGCAAACCAGCGGTTGGCGATCAGGATGCACGCCTGCTTGATGGCCGCCGGCGTCGAACCATAGCCCCACAACGCGGTCACACGCGCCTGGTAGCCCAGGATGAACCACGAGGGCGCGCTCGGCTTCAGGCGGATCTCGGTGTACCCGCCCATGTCGGGCATCAGATACAGCGGGTACAGGTCGAAGTCGTCCGCGGCCAGGACCTGGTCGAACGTCTCGTCACCTAGCGTGTCGATGGCCAGCTCGGTGACGCTCGAGAGGTCCGGCACCGTCAGTCGATCCGTGTCGTGGGGCAGGAAAAAGCGCGCGCTCGCCGCCGCGTCGACGGCCCAGAAGGTGCGGCCGGTGTAGTGGTCGATCCACGAGGTCGCGGCGTCCAGGGCGCGCTGGATGTCCGCATCGTCGACCGTGTCGGCGATCTCGACGGCCGACTTGAATTCGTCCAGCGTGGCGTAGCTGGTGGTGGTCGTGGTGGTCAGGCCACCAAACGTGCCGCCGCCGATCTGAGATGTCTGTTCATAGAGCGTGACGTCGTCGGAGCGCTCGTGCGGAGTGGTCTCGGTCACTGGACAGGCACCTCGTCGGTTTTGCCATTCGACGACGGCTCGAGTTCGGCCAGACGGCGCTCCAGCTCGGCGACGCGGCCGCGGAGATAGGCGAGTTCAACGGCGTTCTGGCCGAGCAGCAGCAGCAGATCCTGGCCGTTGACGGGCACGGGCTGGGTCTGGCTCACGCGGGTTTGGTGGCTGGCGGGCTGCTCACGATATGCCCATCGGTGGTGACGTACGCCGGATCGGTACGCAGCAGCTTGTCGTACTCCTCGATGGTGATCACCTCGACGCTGTGCTGGTTGCCGACACCGCCTTTGGGGTGGACGCCGACCACCAGGCGGTCAGTGCGGCGGTAGACAATCGGTTGTTGCGGCGGCCCTTCAGCCATCTATTGCTCCACCCACCGGTCTTCTCCGTCCATACGCGCCACGTTCAGGTGGACGTGGGCTTCTGGAACAGCGGTGGTACTGGCCTCAACGTTGCCGCACGCGCAGCCCTCGCGCTGCACCTTCTGGACGAACAACTGCTGACCGTTGAGCGCATCCGCGCCACCCCCCACCGGCCAGGTCGAGGTCGCGCCGCAGCCATCAGGACAGACGAGCACGATGAAGCGGTGATCGTGCCCGCCTTGCATGTCAGTGGCCCACACGATTTGCTCGGGCGGAATGGTCCCGCTATGGTCCAGCTCGTCATAGACCACGTCTATCGAACCGTCGGCGTTGAAAACGACCGGACGTACGCTCATGGCATCGCTCCTTACGGGTTGGCCTCAACGGTAAGATATGCGGTGCCAACAACAGGCAGCGCGACAAAGCCACCGGCGGCACTTGAGCTTGTCTGAATGATGCAGCCATCCAAACCGGAATTACCCCCCACTGTTGGCTGAGTGCAGTTGCTCACAGTCCATGTCCCGATCTTGGTCACCGTTGGTGTGACCGGCTTCGATGCTTTGTAGCCAACATTCCCATATGCAGTCTGGCTCGCAGCAGTCGCAATGCCGCTGACTTGCGGGTAATTATTTTGAGTGCCAATTGTCTCGTAGTAGCGGAGGCACCGCGCCAGGTCGTCCGCCGGGTGCAGCGGCGCGTAGTTGGCGGGCTGCGAGCCGACTACCAGCATGGCGTTATCGATGTAGGCCGTGCAGGAAGCGAGAAACGCTAACTGCGGCCAGATGATGGTCGTATCAGCCGACGTGGTTCCAGTCACCGTGAGCGTCTGATACGTGCCACCTCCACCATGCGTAGTGCCGCTAATCGTGCCACTGGAGCCGTTCGTCCAGAGCGCAATACGCACGGCGTTCGCCGTGGCAGTACGAACCCGGATCGAAAAGCTATAGGTCCGACCAGCATTCTGGTAACCATCGCTGTTTCTACATTGTTGACCGAATGTAGAAGCACCTGCACCTGTGCCGAGAGTGAAGGCAATTGCCGCGCACGCCTGCGACCCCCCGGCGTCTATGTTGGCGGTGTCTTTGCTCAGCGAAAACGTGTCGCTACCGGCACCGTTGAACTGCCAGCGGTCTGTTGTCTGAAGACCACCAGCCGTGAACGGCCCGTTGCCGCGCTGCCAGATCTCGAAGCCGCCGTTGGTGAGCAGGTTGGTGACGCCCAGCGCTGACGAGGCCGCCGAGCACCACTGGCCGCTGGCGCGCACCCACGGCTGGTTGTTGGTGGTGTCCACGACGAGCATGCCGTCGGCCGGACTGGTGACGTCCGCATCCACCGGCACGCCGGCCTTGGTGCGATTGACCACCGCGCCCGCCACGTAGATGTTGCGCGGTCGATTGGCTCCGGATGCACCAATGTCGTAGCTATTATCAAGTTGTGCCGTAAGATGACCCGCGTTCTGAATCTGCCAGCGCGTAGTGCCTGCCGTTGCAAGCGCGATGGTGTTACCGATCAACGACAACGTCGGCGACGAACCGGTCCCTGCTGCTTCGCCAGCGATCTGCATCAGTCCAGACATGGCGTTGAACGCTAAGCGCTGATAGTTGCTGGCGTCGGTGAACGTTGAATAGATGCGCAGCGTCTGGGCGCTGGTGCCGTTGCGCTGGGCCAGGGTGTTGGCGGCGTCGCGCCACACGGCCAGGTCCTCGGTGTTGTAGTCAGGGCCCCACGCCAGGTGCATGGTGGCCATACGCAGAAAGCCCTGACCAACCGTGACGCCGCTCCCGTTCGACCTCAGCCACAGCGTGTTCTGGTCATAGGCGCTCATCCCCACCTGTGGGCTGATCGCGGGCGGGCTCACCGGATCGAAGCCATAGCGCGCGGCGTTGCCCGTTCCCAACCCCGGCGCTGCCTGAAACGCGGTGCCAGCGAAGACGTTGCGTGGCCTGCTCGCCGCTGAGGCGCCGATGTCGTAGGTGTTGTCGGTATTCGCCAACAGGTTCGTGCCGTTGGTCCAGCCCGGCGTGACCAGGCTCGTGCCGAGATATAGCGTGCGTGGTCTGGTCGCTCCGGGAGCGCCGATATCGCGCAGGTTGTCCGTCGAGAAGAGCAGGTGGCCCGTCAGCGTGCCGCCGGTCAGTTGCAGATAGCGTGCATCGGCCTGGACCTGGGTCAGATAGCCACCACCACTGATGGGCGCGTAGCGCGCATCCCCTTCGGTCTGGGTGAGGTACACCGGATGCGGATCACTGGCGGCCACGTGGTCGGCGAGGCTCAGCGACCCACCCGCGAGCAACGAGACCTGGACCGCCATGATGGAATCGGCCAGTTGATTGTGCAGCGGCGGGTGGATGTCGAACTCGGGCGTCGTGTTGTCGACGTTGTTGACGATCGAATCGGGCCCGTTCGGAAAGTTGCTGCTCATCCGCACAAGACCGGTACGAGGGCCGGCGCCTCGAAACCGAGACCGCCGCGGCTAGCTGGGCGCAGCAACCGGCCCTCGATCCGCACCGGCTGACGGCTCCGGAGGGAGAATCGCAGCCGGGCGCCCTGCGCGTACGTGGTGGTCGTGCCGTCATCCCAGGTCACGCGCGCGCCACCACGTCCGACGATAAATCCCTCAGGCCGGCGGCGCCGGCTCTGGCTCGGGTTCGGGCTCAGGATGTGGTCCATCGGGTGGATTCGGTATTGGCTCCGGGTTCGGATCTTCAAACATTTACGGCACTCCCGTCACTTTGCTGAACGCCGTCGGACGCCACACAATAAAAGCTGCCCGCAACTCAGCCAGCAGCGTCTGGATGTTGCGGATGAACTGGTCGTTGACGAACCCGACGCGGATGACGGCCTGCTCGCGGTCGAACAGCGTGCAGCCCATGTTGAAGTCGCCGACGAGCGCGGTGCCCTGCGGGATCGCCTCGGATTCGACCACCGGCAAACCCCAGAGCGTGTTCGCGCCCACCATGCTGGGCGGGCCCATGAGGTAGCCGCCGAGCGTGCCCGTGGCCGAGTTTTCCCTGGCCAGACGCGCGCTCTGCCAGTTGTTGGGGTGCATGACCACCGCCGTCGGCCGCGCCTTGCCTGTCACGCGCACCAGGGTGCGGCCCTTGAAGATCGCATCAAGCACGTTGTCGGCACCGAGCGCCTGGACGTTGATGTTGTTGTTCAGGATGCCCAGGAAGTTTTCGCCGGTGCCATCGCCGCTCATAATTTGCGTCTCGAGCGAGAGCTGCAGCCCGAGGAGCAGACGCGTGTTGATGATGCCGCGGATCTGCGGCGCGTCAGCAAGGGTTTTATTGGTAACCGGGATCCAATGCGCCAGCGTCCTGACCGGCGTGGTCATGGTCTGGTATGCCAGGGCTGATTCGGGCTTGGTGCCCGTGGTACCGGTCGTGGCCGTCGCCTCGGCCACCATCGCGGCGTTGTTGGTGAACGTCGTTTCCTGAACCCATTCGACGGTGTCCGACTCGGTCGTGAGCCGCGGCACCAGGTCGAGCACGTTGATCTCGCGTTGCAGGATGCTCAGCGCGCCCGGCTGGACGTCGTTCTGGACCAGCGCGCCTGACGAGCCGGTGCCCGAAAACAGCAGCGTCTTTTCCTGCAGCAGTCGACTCCAGCCAATCAGGCTGGTGCCCTCTGACATGCCGACGCTGAAGTCGGAGCGATTGAGCGCCGAGTTGAACATGCCACCTGATTTCATGCGCTTGTATTCGTTGGAGCGCACGAACTGATCGCCTGGGCTGAGCTGCTGGCCGGCGCTCGGCTCGCCGAAGGCCTGGTGGTGCCCATTGCTCGGGTTGGCGTATCGCTCGAGCCCGCCGCGGATCTTGTCCTTGCGCTCGAGCGCTTCCTGGAGCTTCGTCTGCTGGTCGAGCAGCAAGTCAACGGTCAGCAAGTGGCGTTTGACCTGGTGCTCGTCCTCGGGGTCGGCGATGATGCCGTCGTACTTGCGCTCGATCTCGTCGGAGCGGTCGTACTGGTCCTTGATGTTGGCCATGATCTCGGGCATGACCATGCCTGCGACCTGCTCCTTGCTGAAGAAGGGCTCGGCCTTGTACACCGATTCGACGGTGCCGTTGTTGCTCATACGGGCACTCCCAGACGCTCGAGGCGTTTTCGTGCAAGCTGGAGACGTATGGAGGCGATCGAGGGCCCGGCGGGAGCGGGCGAAAGGGGCGCAGCCTTGACAGCCGTAATACGGGCCTCCTCGTTCATCGGGATGCTGACAAGGCTGATCTCCAGCAGGTCGACGCTCTTCAGTTTGCGCACCGCGTGCGCTTCGTCGAACTCCTGATCGTCGGGGATGTAGCCGATCGACATGCTGTCGATGGCGCCATCCTTGAGCAGCTGATAGGCGTCGTGGCCGCGCGTGGTGCGGCTCAGCTTGTACTCGCCGTGCAGCCCGCGGTCGTCTTCCTTGAGCGACAACACGCGACCGATGGGCTCGCGCATGTCGTGCTGCCAGAGCAGGCGCGGCACGCGGCGTGCGATGGAACCGGCGAAGGCACCGCGGAGGACGACGTCGCCACCCTCGTCAACGTTGCCGAAGGTCGAGGCGTAGCCGCTGAAGCTCCAGCCGTCGTCCCCGCGGCTCTTGAGATCCTCGAGTTGGAATCCGACCGACTTGTAGGTGAGCACGCCGCGACCCCAACGCGCACGGGCGGCTCACGGCCACTCTGGCGCACGACGGGCTCACGGCCCTCAGCGGCTACCGATGCGCGGAAGTGTAAGACGAACAATGCGAATCGCGCGACAGTCCCGGCAAAACGTCTGGACCGCGCCGGCGTCGATGTCCGTCTTGAAGAGCAGTCGACCACATTCGGGACAGCGCCCAGAGCGGTTCAGGCTGCGATCTGTTTCGCTCTGAACGATTCGAGAATTTCTGTCCACGCTCGGGGCCAGTCGAGAACATGGTTCTTCAGGGAGTGCTCAGTTGCCACTCTGCGCCGCTGGGCGCGCCACAGGCGCCGGCGCAGCTCGGCGTCGTCGACCAGGCGCAGCAGCGCCGTCTCCCACTCGGCTGCGGTCTCGGCGATCAGCGCGTCCTCCCCAGGGATCATGGCGGGCCCGTAGAGGGTCGGCGAGCAGACCGAGACCGCGCCGGCCAGGGTGAACTCCCAGAGCTTGATCGGAGTCTTGCAGCGGTTGAAGTGGTTGTCCGCCACGCTGCAGCAGGCGACGTCGACGTTTTTCAGCGCGCGCGGATACTCGGCGAGCGGCAGCCACGGGAGCCGATGCAGCCGCCTGGCCGGCACTGCATCGCACAGGACTTCAGGCAAAAAGCCCTGGACGACGAAGTGAACGTCGGCACGCTGCTGGGCCACGTTGTGCCACGCCTCGGCCACGGGCTCCAGATCCTCCTGGTAGCGCGCGCCACCAGCCCAGCCGATCATCAGGTGTTTTTCCAGCCGAGGCACGCCTGCCAGCGTGCGACGAAACCACGCCACGTCGATCGCATTTGGGACGACGACGACCGGGGCGTCCGTGTACTGGCGGATGACGTCGGCGAGCTCGTGGTTGCTGGTGGTCACGCCGTCACACAGTCGAAGGGCGGCGATACGGTCGCGTCGGTCCTGCTCGAGGACCTCGAGGGTCTTGTCTTTCTCGGTGGTCGCCTGCTGCCGCGCCCCGATCTGGGGTGTGAGCACGTCGTCGTCGAGGTCGTAGATCACCGCCAGCCCGGCTTTGTGCAGGGTGCGGATCCACTGCCGCGAGGAGACGTGGTCGCGCCAGTAGAACCGCGGGATGATGATGGCCTCGAGCCGCGTAGCGGCCAGGTACGGCCACTCGGGCGCGTCCATCTCGGGGTCGTCCTTGTGGCGGAACCAGGCCCCATAGCCGCGCCGCTGGAGCTCGGTGTACGGCTGCCACACGCGCCACAGGGTCGGGCCCGACTCGTCACCCGTCAGCGCCAGGACACGCGGACCGTGGATCACTTGCGCTTGGCCCTGTTCGACTTCCGCTTGTTCGGCTTCGGTAGTTTTGGTTCCGATCCAATCCGCCGGTAGTCGTCGAGTCGTTTGACCAGTTGTCGCTCGCGCTCGCGGTCTCGAGTGCGAGTACTGGTCCTGAACCAATTTGACATTACTTGCGTTTCTTGACCCGCGTGCGGAGTTTGCCCTTGTTGCCGAAGTGGTGTGCTCGAACCCACTTATGTCCGAACCGCCAATTCAAATAGGCCCTTTGCTTCTGTGACTTGGCAGGCACGAGGTCACCTCCTCAAACGAACTTCCACTAGATGATTCCCTCCCGCAAAACTGGGACGACGACGAGCGTGCAATTCGGATGGTTGAGCTGCGGATGGTCGCTGATCGGGACGATGGTGCCATTGCGCCGCGCGCATGGGAGGTCCCACTCATCGCCATCGATGATCTGCACCATGTCGACCATGCCCGTGGCGGCGTAGCGGTTGAGCGCGGCCTCGTTCTGCGCGTGCTGCAATTCGGTGCGGGCGATGGTCTCCGAGCGGTTGCGGTAGGTCTCGGTATACAGGCCCTCGATGCCGCGATAGCCGACGTCGGCGCGGCCGTGCGCGAGCTCGTAGTTGGAGAAGCCCGCGGCCTGGCCGACGCGCAACTGCTCGGCGATGTCCTGGCGCGTCGTCTCATCGATGCCCACCACGCGCCGCGCGGCGTCCACGAGCAGCAGGTTGACGGCGCTGTCGCTGATCACGAAGCGGGTCGCGTCCAGGCCGTACAACCGGATGAGCGCCTCGTGGACCGCGGCCAGCATGGCCAGATAGCGCCGCTCGAGGATCTCGGCGAGCCGCCGCTGCTCGTCGCGGGAGTTGTAGACGTCATCGACCTCAGGCACTCGTCAACGCGTCCTGCACGCGCTCTTTCTGGCCGTCGAAGTATTCCTGCAGGTCCTGCGTCGTGCCCGGCTCGGCGAGCTGGACGAGGGCCTGCAGCACGTCCGGGAGCATCTCGTTGGCGCGCGCCGGCGGGATGGGCTGGTGCGGCCGGTGCATCTGTTTCTGTCCAGGTCCAGCCTGCTGATCCTGCTGCTGCTGGTTTGCTGGCAGTTGTGGCATGAGCTGGCTCGGCAGGGGTGCGTTGTCGTCCATGTCCGGCGGCAGCCCGACGTCGGTGCGCGCTTCGTTCTTGCGTACCCAGCCGGTTTTGACGGCCATGTCCAGCCGCTTCCACTTGTTGTCCTCGTCTTCCTGGAGGGCGCGCACGTTGGTGATATCGAAGTCGATCAGCACGTTGCGATCGGTGGTGAAGTCCGGCTTGAGCTGCATGTTGAGCGTGGCCGCGTCGAACTGGTACAGCGGCAGGATGGTCATCTCCGAGAACATCTCGCGCGCCTCACGGAAGTTGGCGTACGTGCTCCGATCGAGGCCGGCGCCCAGGCCGGCGATAATGGCCGGCACGCGCAGCACCGCGGCGATGCGCTCCTCAGGCAGCCGGTGCAGCGCCTTCATGTCCATCTGCTCGGGGCTGAACCCGTACGGCTCCGCCTTCGCGCCGCCCATCAGCACGCCGGTGCGGCCGCGGTTGTTGCCGCCGAAGCGCTCCTCGAAGCGCGACTTCATGTCCTCGGCTTCCTGCTGGGTGATGCTCGAGTCGATGGGCACCTGGATGAGCATGCCGACGGTGCCGCCGTTTTCGAGCATGCTCGTCTGCCAGATGTGCGCCTGGTCGTCGCCGGCGACTTCGCGCACCAGTCTGGCCAGCGGCGCGGCGCCGATGCGGTTGTCCTTGTCGTCGATGCCGAGCCGGAAGTGGATGATGTCCTCCGGCGCGATGGACTCCGGGTCCTGCGAAGGATCGAAACTGTAGGCGTAGTAGCTGATAAACACGCCATTGAGCGCATCTTCGCGCGTCGTCACCGGCACGATGCGCGCAGGACTGATCGGCCAGAGCTCCACCACGTTGGTGCCCGGTCCGGCGGAGCGGATCTTGCGCCAGTAGGCATTGCCGCAAATATGCTTGCACCACTGGGTGTAATGCCAGACATCCTCGCGGCTGAGATAGCGGTTCGGCCGGTCGAGCAATTGCTGGAGTGGATGGTTCTCGATCGGATCGCGCGTGCCAGGCTTCTGCTGGCGGTAGACGGTGGCCGGCGCTTCGGGATACGCCGTGCAGATGGCCGAGAGGCACGCGTACACCGCGGAGTTGAGATCCTCGCCATGCCAGGCACGATAGATCATGTCCGTCGCACCGGGCCCGTGGACGAGCATGCCCATGCGAATGGCGGCGTAGATGTCGGGGTCGGTGGCCACCGACGGGTTCAGATAGTCTGGATACAGATACAGCTTGCGCTGTTCGATCGATTGCGCCGGCTGCTCGAGCGTCGCTGGAGTTTTGCGCGTCGGGTGACGGAGAAAGTCGAGGAGTGGCATCAGATGAACTTGACCTCCGCGCCGGCAAGCATCAACTCGGTGATGGCCCAGACGCGGGCGTCCAGCCGGTCTGGAGACGGGTCACCGGAGTCTGGAACCCAGGAACAGAGTTGATCTTCGAGGGTGGCCATGTTGGCGCCAACATGGTGTATTTTGCCCTGCTCGTCAAGACTGGCGACTGGCTCGGCTCGCAGGCGCTTGCCGCGGGACGCGGTGACCAACTTGACGGGCAGGCCGGGCTCGACCGAGCGAATGGTCGAGGCCACCATGTCACCGCCGAAGTTGCGCTCGGCGAGCAGGCGATCGGCGCGGAGCTCGTGGTACAGCTGGATGGCGCGCCTGGCCCAGCGCTCGGGGGAGAGGCGTTCGGACACATCACGGAGGATGTAGCCGTGGCCGTCTGATAGTCCCTTGCCGGCGGCGATGATGCCGCATTCGGCATGGCCCTCGGACTCGCCGCCGGACGGGTCGATGGCGACGACGATGCGCAAGAGTTCGGGCGCCGTGCTGACGCGGTTGCGCTCGAGGGTGTCACGCTGCCAGAGCGCGCCCGGCACGTCGTCGAGCCACTCGGCCTCGAGCTCCTGGCGACCGAGCCGTGTGCCGCCGTAGCGGTCGTATAGCCGCTGGCGAACAATCGGCGACAGGTGCGGATTGTCGGCCGTCGTTGCGCGCGTCACTTCCGTTGACGGCAGCTTTGCCAAGTCCTGGACAAACTTCCGTGCTTTGGGGGTCGTGGTCGCGATGGCTTGTGGCCGTTCGCCGAGGCGCAGACCGAACTGGGCTTGCTCCCACGAGTCCTGGTTCCAGAGTGCCAGCTCGTCGGCCCAGAGCAGCGACCATTGCGGGCCGTTCCAGCGCGCCGGCTCTTCGGCGCCGAGAAATTTCACGTAGCCACCCTTGTGATGGTGCGCTTCGCCCAGCGAGCGGTTGTACGACGAGAACTGGTCGCGGCCGATGGTGATGAGGCCTGAGACACCCTCGGCGCAGACATCGCGCACATCGGCAGCGGTCGGTGCTCCGACGCCGACGCGGGCGAGCGAGCCAAGGGTGTCCAGGTGCTTCAAGACGAATTCCGCCCCGGCGCGGGTTTTGCCGGTGCCGCGACCGGCCAGAATGAGCCAGACATCCCAATCGTCACGGCTCGGCTTCTGATGCCCCAGGGGCTCCCAGTTGTGCCTGCTGCTCGTCGGCGTCCTCGAGCGGAATCCCAAGGAGGCCGAGCGCCTGCGCTGTTGCGGCGACGCCAGCGAGCTTATCGCCGAGAACACCGTGTGCGATCGCGAGTTTGTCGGCGTCCTGTCGGCGGCAGTAGTCGGGGTCACTGAAGACTTCGGCCTGGCTGATCATGGCGCGGAAGCCGGCGTCCAGATAGCGCTTGATCAGCAACTCCAGATCGACACTTTTTTCTGTTCGAACGGTTCGAACGGCGAGATCCGCGCTGGCCCACTCTGAAACCAGGCTCTTGCTCAGCCCGAACTGCAGTGCGGCTTGAGCGATCGATGTACCGGCCAGGACCGCGGCGACGACCTGGGCGCGGAGCTCGGGCGGATGGGCGACGCCGCGGGTCATGGCTCATTGTTTCACGAGTGACGACTCGCGGGCAGTGCTGGCCCAGCAGTCGCGCAGCAGCAAGGAGCGCATCCACTGCACGGTTTCGCGGCGGTCGGCGAAGTCCTGAGCCCGGGTGTAATCGCCGGCGTTGGCGGCACGCTTGGCCGCGCTCTCGAGGTGCACCATCTGGCGGGCCAGAACTCGAAGCCGGGACTCCTGCCACTTCGTGGTCATGGCTCGAGGTGCTGGATGCGTTCGTGGCCGGCGGCGAGTTGGGCTTCGAACTCGGGCGGCGGCGCTTCGGACGACGACCGAAAGCGGCGACTGAAGTGCAGATTGCCGGGCTCGGCCTGGCTGTTGACGCGGTGCTTTTCGGCCGTGTGGTCGATGTACTCGCCGGTGTAGGGCCGCCGGCAGATGCCGCAGATTTTGGCGTCGGGGTGGATGGCAGCGGGTTCTGGCGAGCCGACGCGTGGGACGGAGTCCCCTTGAGCGTCGGCGTCGGTAAGGGGGTTTGGGGGTTGGTTGGTAAGGGTAGACGGCTTTACGCCGTCTACCGGTTGGTTGGTCCGGTTGGTAGCTGCGTTCGCTTCGCGTTCGGTATGCGTACGCTTCGCGTCGCGAGCGCGTTTGCTGCGCGCACGGTTCGCGTCACGTCGGTCGATGAGGCGGCCGGCGTAGTCCATCCAGTCGTGGATGCGGATGCCCGCGTCGGAGGACTCGATGAACCCGGCCTGCAGCATGCCCAACCAGAAGGTTTCCGTTTTGCCACGCCAGTGGCAGGCCAGCGCCACCTGATCGCGCATGTCGGCGTCGATGCTGCCCTCCGGCGCATAGTCCAGCGCCCAGTACCACAATAGATGGACATAGCCGATCGCCGCCGGCACGCCACACTTCAGCGCCGCGGCGAGCCGGATGGTTTTCGGATGATGCGCGAGTGCCTGGTGCGACTCAATCCACGCCATGCCTTCTGGGCCTTCGCGTCTGTTGTTGTGGCAGCAGCACCTGGTCGTCGGGCAGGAACCACTCACCCAGCCATGCATCTAACGTTCGTCGGCTCATGGCGCTGATGTCGGTGATCGCTTTGACGCCCGGCGTGAGCTTGATCAGACGCCACACGCCGGTGCGCGTGGTGTAGTGCTTCGCCAGGTCCGGCTCGAGCTCCACCAGCAACCAGCGCGACATGATTAGCTAATCAAGCCCTCCTCGCGACGCTGGCGGTCGATCTCGGCCAGCTCCAGCTCGCGCTGGCGCGCGGCGGCGTGGGCCTTGTCGACGATCTCCGCGGCCTGTTGTCGCTCAGGTTTGTCGGTCACCTCGCGCTCGCGCGTCGGCACGTACGGTTCGTCCTCCTCTTCTGAGAAAATTTCGGTGTAGCGCTGGGCCAGACGGGCCTGCTCCTGGGGATCGTCCTGCTCGAGATCGTCGTCGTCGAGGTACGCCGACTGACCGAACGCCAGCCGCGACGTCCGCGCGATGGCGCGTTTTTCGGCCATCTCCTGCGGGTTGGTGCCGAGCGGCGAGTTCTTCTGGCGCTCGAGCGCGGACACCTTGCCGCGGGAGGTGATGTCTCCCCACGACTTTGTGGTGATCGTGCATTCCACCACCAGGTCATCCGGCCGGTAGTCCCACGCCGCCTTTTCGTCTTTGTTGAGCGGCCGCGTACGAAAGCCGCGGTACTCCGGGTGGCGCTTGGCGAGCTCGATG